CCTCACCATAAGGTCTTGTCAACAGATACCTCATGACATCCATTAGTACTGTAGAACTTATCAAGTAAGTTCTTTGGGGTTGTTGTACTTGTGTTGGTTTCGTCTTTGAATTATTCGCCATCTTCCTTTCCTCCTTGTTTATTAATAACCTTTAAATTGGTAATATTTATCTTCTATTAAATCTTCATTTAATAAATACATATTACTATTTCCTTTATCAAAGATTTCTTTTAAATCTCTAATAGTTTGGTTTATTGTTCTATGTTGTTGAAGACAACCACAAACTAAATCTTCAACTTCAATCAACGCTTGTTTTACTGCACCCATTAGTCTACCTCCTTTTCTTTACATTCTCCTGCAATAGCCATATAAGCTGCAGCATCTACATAAGTATCAGATGCACGACTACCAAGTTTAGTTCTTGCAATTTTTAATAATGTCATACAAACAGCTACATCATGTGGACTAATACTAATATCTAAATAAGCAGACCATAACTTAGCTATATTATTATGGTTAATAATTTTATCACCATAATCATGTGCTCTAGCACCTGATGTTAATTTTATTGCTGTCTCTAAATACTTCTTAGTTATATTATTTACCATAACGCCTCTTCACTGTATTATACTCAACAGTCTCAATATCATATTCACCTTGGCGAACATTACGTTTAACGATTAAACCACTCCACCATAATCGCTGAGTATTTCTAGCATAATCTTCCTTATGGTGCAAGTAACATCCTGCAGATAATCCTAATACTTTTCTACCTGATGGTATTGTGCACATAGAATAATCAAATAGATGACAATGCCCTACTGTAGATGATACCTTATTTTTTAATAAGAGCGAACGAGCAATATTGTCCCCACTAATAGGCTTACCCATAATACCAGTAGGATAATTATGGCAGTAATGGACACCATCAATAGCCACGGGGTCCTGATAGGCAATAACTTCCCAACCAAACTCTTTAAATTTAAGGTCTTTTGTACTAATTGTTCCGTCAAGTTCAGGTGTTTCATCTACTATCCTATCTATCCTATCTTCATGATTACCAAGAAGCATAACCTTTCTTGATCGTCTCCCATTGAGACCTTTGTTAAACTTTTCTAATGCGTCATGTGCATGGTCAATATCTTTCTTATATCTTCTACCTTCGAAAGATTTCTTTCCTTTATCATAACTTGAGAGGGAATCTAAACTAGAAAAATCTCCCATACAAATTATGGTATCGGGTTTTAGATCTCTTGCAAGCTTACCTGCCCACAGAAATCGATCATTGCTTGCCTTGGGGTTGCAATGTGGATCCCCTATCACTAAATGTGTTGCCATTAATTTAACTCCTTGTTGCGTTTACGTTGTAAGTATTTTAGAAAATCAATAATATTTTCTGTGTCATCTAACTTTGCTTTTTCATTTATATCGCCTCCATTTGTTTTTTTATATTTACGATCATCTGCAAATCCTTTTATGCCTGCTAAAAAAGCAGTATGAGGATCTGTTGTTGCCAACTTTATCATGCCACGTGCTATAGTAGAACATAATTCATATTGTTCATCGGACATTTTATTCCGACTATCTAATAAAATTCCACAAGTAAATCCCTTATCCCAAGGGGATACAATAACTTTAATAGAATTTAAAAAATCAAATTTCTTAGTCATATCAGTTTAACCTTGGTATGTCAAATGGTCTAATATCCTCTTTAATAGTTGCCATAATCTCATCAACCAATAAATCAAAATCATCTATTGGCAATGATGTTTTATAAAGTCTTAAAGCTTGAGCCAACATTACCCCTGACACAGCTAAAGGATCATGGTCTATACAAAGTCTTGTCATTAAACGAAAGACTTCATTATAAACTGTGTTTACATCACTTGTGTTTATCTTTTTCATATCTTACCATAACAGGTTCAGTTAAAAGTCCTGCATTATTTAATCTCATAAAATGTTTTGCATCAACAATTGCTAATGGATTCCTATGATTCATTTTAATAAACACCAATGGCTGATCATTCCCATGAGAACTTGCTTGATCATACGCATCATAAAGTTTTTTCCATCCTTCTGTATTCTTACATTCAATATCATAAGGGAATACATTCTTTGCCCTCTTTGATAATTTAACATCAGCACCCCGTTCACCCATAATGGCTACCTTAACATCATCATTGGTAAGGGCAAGAAACAGACCCCTCAAACTATCTCTCACCCAGTTCTGTAGTCTACGCCCCTTGGCTTTACGACTTCGTGTAGTTGTCATCTTTCCTCGGATTGTTTACTTCAGTATACCAAACCCACTTAGGGTTTTTACCTTGTGATTGCTGTTGCGGTAACAACTGCAATTTACTTCCCCAACAAGGAAGTTTGTATGGGCAGAATCCACATATCATACCCAAAGTTCGGTTACCAGTTTTTTTAGTTCTATAAGTTTCTTCAATGTCATTAAAGCATCGCTTAAAAGGAACTTTAGTTTCTAATGCTTTTAAGTTTTCTTTTGCATCTTGTAGTGCTTTAACTCTATACTGATCATCAACAAGTGGAGTTTCACAAACTACCCACTCACCTGTGGATTTATTAACTACAATCCACCCACCAAAAGGTACCTTCTCACCCTCTGAATATAAATAACCCTGTGATACATATCCAAAAGCATCCTCTTTAACTACCTCCTCGAAGCCACCTGATGCTCCAAATTTCTTTTCAAAGGAATAAGGTGACGCACTCTTAATATCCCAAACCTTCTTATCAATTTTAACATCATACCTACCTTCAATTGTGGACTCACCGAACTTATGTTTAACATTTTTTTGCTCATCTTCTATAACTACTCCTGCTGATTTTAAAACAAAGATTGATAGTGCTTCAATTAAATCTCCAAAAGTATTTCTCATCTTTGCATTATAAGGCTGACCTTCTCCTTTTACATTCTTTGCTTCCATTTGTAATTGGCATAGGGGTCTACCTATGTTAGACATTCTCGCTTGGAACTTATCCCTGCGTTTCTCTGAAAACTGTCTTCGTAATGATGACTTACACGCTTCACCAAATTCTTCGACTAGTTTCTCAGAGATTTCGCCAGGATCTTTTGAGACCTTATCTAAATATAACTGTACTTTAGAGAGGATATCCGTCATTAGTTAGACAGTACCTTCGCTGGATCTTCCATCTCAGAAACTACAGTAGCAGACTCAGCATCTTTTTTTGTATAGTTATTTTTCTTAGCATCGTTATAAAGAGAAACAACTTGAGTATTTTCCGTGTTAATAACTTCTTGGAATACACCCAATGTTTCCATTTCCTCTTTAGACATTTCTAAGTTAGCATCAGCATTAACAGATATCTCAGGTGTATAATAAACATTGCCACCTTTCTTCTGTCTTTTAGAATCAATTGAAAACGTACAAGTAAACATTAGTTTCTTACGTTTATTAATTTGATCTAACGCAGAACCTACAGGAGCAAATGCTGTTCCTGTGACTCTCCATAACACAGGTAAGTTAGTCACTTCATGGTCTTCACCATTTGCTTTCTTACCTTTAAACGATAACAAACCATAGAGTAATCTATAGCATCTTATTGTTCTTTGTTCAGCTAATTGTTCAGGTGTTAGTGATGGTCTTTCCTTGAAAGGAATCTTACCACACTTTGTACCACCCAATATATCTATCGCCTCTTCTTTCCAGTTCTTGAAAATAATAGAACGATTTACATACTCACTTTTCTCAGGATCATAATGCATATATTGCATTGCACTGATAAAAGGTCTGAAAGTAACAGGCTTACCAAAAACATTTTGACCTACACTTGAGTCGTAAGTAAATAAATGTCCTACTGGTAATTTATTACCATCATCGTCTTCAGGGTTACGATTGATTCCTAGTCGTGGTACATTAACACCATTACTAGATCCATCGTCTTGTCCAATGGCTTGCATAATTTGCTCATTAGACATTTCTTTTATGTTTGCTATTTCATTTTTTTCCATAGCGTCCTCCTTAATTGATTTGCTTATATCATATTTCGGGGTATTTGTCAAGTGTTATTTTAATATTGCAAGTATTATACAATACCAAAAAGCCGCAAAAAAAACTACTTCAATTACAGCTGTCATGATAGGACCTAACATACCCTAGTAC